TAGGAATGCCGACAGTGTAAAAAAAGCCCGTTGTTTAGACGGGCTTAGGTTTTAAATGTGCGGATTCCGCAGATTTAGATTTTAACGTTTAATTCCTTTTGAATTGCGCGATTGATGCAATCTTCCATATTATCAACAACGTCTGCATACGTTACGATTCTGCCTTGGATTCTGTCGCGCATTTCGATTTGTTCTTTTGTTGCTAGTTGCCATTTATCAGCACCTAATTCATACACGCCACACGCTTTAGATACTGCGTTTGCAATCCGCATATAGTTTGTAGCGTTAGCGTGATTTGGGTAATTTTCAAGCAAAGCTGCATTCATATATTTGAACGAATCGCCACTGTTATCGCGCAATTCCATTAAACCATCTAAAACCCACTTTAAAACACGCACCTTTGTTTCAACGCTTAACCACATGGCAAAATCAACAAATAACATCGGGTGCATCCACGTTCCACCATGACGACCTTTTGTTACGCTTTTAACCTGACTGTCTTGTATGCTAAACTCCCATTTGATTTGATTGATTAACTCTTTTGTTTCTTGCGTGTCGAAGTATGATTGCATGAATTTTGGGTTTTTTCCTTGCAGCTTTCTTTTTTCATTTTCGACGCGCAACAAGTCAGTTGCACAAAACAATTCACTATGCGAGCGTTGCTGAATAAAATCACCAAAAAACTCACGTTTCATAATTACTTCTGTTTTCATAATTAACAACCTTTAGATAGTTATAAAAGAGCGTAGATTATGACATATATTATTATGAAAATCTATTATTATTTTTAATAAGAAAATTATTGTTATTTATGCAAACAGCCAACGAAATCTTACGCGACAAAACCATTGCACACGAAATCCTACTTAATCGCTATTATTCCAACACAACTAAAAAAGTAATGGAGTTATTACGAACCGTTGAAAAAGATTTGGTGTTGAAGCTAAAAACGCTTGATATTGATAGCAATACAACTATTAAGCAAGTTGATAAACAACTCGAATCAATCCGAACAGTTTTAAACGAAGGTTACGACCTAATGGGGCGTGACTTATTGCAAGAAATGAAAGACGCGGCAATTTACGAACAGGAATGGCAGCATAAAACCATTACAAACGCCGTTCCTATTGAGCTTAACCTTGTAATGGCTGCACCCGTGACGTTATTTGCAGCAATTGAAGACACGCCGTTTCAGGGCAAACTGTTAAAAGAATGGATTGATAAACTCGATACTGAATCATTTAATTCAATTCAATCAGCGGTTAGAATGGGGCTAGTTGAAGGTCAAAGCTATAGCGATATAACACGGCGCATTATTGGCACTAAAGCATTGCAATACTCTGACGGTGTGATGCACTTGAATCGAACCAAAACGCAGGCGTTAGTATCAACAGCCGTTGCACACTCAACTAATGCCGCGCGTGACGAGTTTTACAAGGCGAATGATGATTTAGTTAAGTCGGTGCAATTTGTAGCAACGCTTGATATGAGAACCACGCCGATATGCCGCTCGAAAGACGGTAAAGTTTATCCGCTTACAGCTTATCCACGCCCACCATTGCATTTTAGATGCCGTAGTGTCGTTACTGCTGTGCTTAAATCATGGAAAGAATTAGGCTTAAAAGAGCCTACTGGTTTAACGAGAAGTTCTATGGACGGGCAAGTTTCTGAAACAGAAACATATCAAACATGGTTATCTAAAAAGCCACCAGAATTCCAAGACGATGTATTGGGCAAGGCACGCGGTGAAATGTTTAGGAATGGCACAACGCTTGACAGGTTTGTTGATGATAGCGGTAAAACCTTGACACTTGAACAATTAAAGAAAATTGAGAAATAAAAAAGCCGCCTTTGTGGGGCGGCTTAGGTTGTTTCACTGCCTGCGTTTCAAACGTTATCAGTGACTAATTAAAAGTGGTTAATTGCAGTGGCTTTCCGTGAAACATAATCGCGCATTTAGATTCAAATTCACTGCGATTAACACACATTCGCGCAATCATCGTCACTCGCTCAATTTGTTTTGCTAATTCAAGTCGCCCGCCATCTTTAAACCATGTGTGGAGCTTTTCACTGTGTTGCTTATCTTTCAATTCGCGCAGCAATTCATGCCCTAAAACCACGCTGTAAATGTGGCGATAAGTGATATTAGCGCAATACATCGGCGTTTTTGCATTGGTCGTAAAAGTGTCATTGTGCAAAAGCATGATTGCGGTATAAAACGTTTCATCAAACAATTTTATCCACGCATCGGGTGCATCAAGTAATAATTCGCGGCGTTGTTGTTCAAGTGTTTTTGTTGCAGCGCGTAAGCGCATAAATTCATCAACTAACTTGATTTGCCCTTGCAATGCTTTTTCACCACCAACAAAAGGCATCACCATCAAAAATTGACGCTCGTTTAAATATGCCGTGCGAGTGTTTCTAATTCCTTCTTTGTCTTTACCTTTCACAAAAGTGATTTGGCTTTCGTTAGTAATATCAATAAGTTGCTTATTAACCTTATCAATTGATGATAAAACATCAAAATGATTTCGCTCAAAAACATCAGCGATTGTTAAGCTGGTTACAACTAATTCGCCTTTTGAATCTCTTAAAATTAAATCTTGCATAAATGGGACTCAATAAAAAAAACCGCTTTCAAGGTTCGGTAGTGGAGGCTAAGAATTGAGCCACGAACTTATGAAAAACGGTTTTGTTTAAATTCTTATTTATCCCACTACGGATAAGCATATTATACCATAACCATTTGACTATTCCAGTTTAATTGTGCATAATCCGCGCATCTAAACAACGCCATTGGTTAGATTCTAAAAAGGTTAAAGCCTAAAATTGCAAACACGGCTTAAAATAGAATTGCAGAGTTCGAGCCGCGATTAAGTTACGCGGCATTAAACGGCACATAGCGTCTGATACTGTGGGATACAATCGGTAAGAGTCAATGCCGAGGCTATGGAATTACTATGACAGCAAGGAAAGACTTGCTAATTTTAAACAGGCAGAGCCTAAACAATCCAGAGGATTAAAATGACAGATAAAACATATACACAAGAAGAATTAGACGCTGCTATCGAAGACGCAACGCAGCCACTAATTAAAAAGCGTGATGAATTACTCAAAGAAGTAAAAGTTGCACGCAAAAACCTTGAAAACGTCGGTGACGTTGAAAAGTTACACGAACGCATTGAAGCACTCGAAACAGAGCGCGATACGCTTGTAAAACAAACAAAAGAAACCACCAAACAATTAGAAACCGTTGCAAAACAATTAGAAAGTGAATCAGGTTTTACTTCAAAATTGCTTTTGGACAACGGATTGACTGATGCATTAGTGAAAGCTGGCATTAAAAAAGAATTGCTTCCAGCGGCTAAGTCTTTGCTATCAACGCAGGCGAAAGTAATCGCAGACGGTGATACACGCAAAGCGGTTATCGGAGATAAGGAATTATCCGCATTCGTAACTGAATGGTCAGCAAGCGACGAAGGAAAACATTTTGTACAAGCACCTGCCAATGGTGGCGGCGGTGCGGATGGCAGTAAAACACCAAACACAAACGACCTCATGAAATTGTCACCAGTCGAACGCATGAACGCGGCACGAAACCAAGCAAAATAGGTTTTAGTCAAATCCATAGTTAGGCTGGTGCAATATCAGTTTAACTATGGAGTAAAAACATGGCTTTAACATTATTAGAAGCTGCAAAACTCGAAACAGGTAACGCTTATAAAAGCGGCGTTATTGAGTTATATGCAGGCTCAAGCGAAATACTTTCAAACCTTCCCTTTCAAAATATCACTGGCAACGCGATGTCGTATACCCGTGAAGAATCATTGCCTAATGTTGGTTTTCGTGGTGTCAATGAAACTTACACAGCTTCAACTGGTGTATTGAATCCGCTAACCGAATCGCTTGTTATTGCTGGTGGTGATTTAGACGTTGATAAATTCATTGTCGATACGATGGGCGTGCAACAACGCACCGTTCATGAACAAATGAAAATCCGCGCATTATCATTAGCGTGGACAAAGAAATTTATTAAAGGCGATAATCAATCTGACCCACGCGAATTTGATGGTTTGCAGGTTCGTGTAGTTGGTGACCAAAAGATTGCGGCTGGTACAACTGACGGCGGTACGGCTTTATCATTGGCTAAACTTGATGAAGCAATTGACCAAACATTAAACCCAACGCATTTGATTATGTCAAAAGCAATGGCGCGTAAATTCGCGGCTGCTGCTCGTACATACACAATTGCAGGTTATATCAGCTATGACATTGGGCAATTTGGTCAGCGTGTCATGTCTTATAATGGCATTCCAATTGTCACGGTTGATTTAGACAACACTGGCACGGCTATCTTAGGATTTAACGAAGTTAGCTACACATCAAGCGCGTGGGGCGGTACTGCAACAGGTGCATCAATTTACATCGTTTCGATGGGTGCTGACGCTTTAACAGGTCTGCAAAACGGTACAATTGACGTTCGTGATTTAGGCGAATTACCAACTGCACCAGTTTTCAGAACTCGCATTGAATGGTATAACGGATTAGCTGTGTTCAACGGACGCGCTGTAACTCGTTTGGGTTCAATCGCAAATTCAGCTATCGTAGCGTAAGGGGAAATTCATGGCTAATTTATATTCACAATTCACATTTGATAAAGAGTTGCAATTACGCGCTGATGGCGCGGCGATTACTGCAACCGAAACAAATGCGACTATTTTAGACTTGGGAACGGGTTTAATTGATGCTTATGCGGTTTTTGATGTTACAGCATTAGACGTTACTACAGGCGATGAAAGCTATAAGTTTATGCTTGAGTTTTCACCAGATGCAGCGTTCGGCACGGCTGGAAATATCCGCGTTGTTGCTCAATTACATATCGGTGGCGCAACGGCTACTTCGCCAAACGGCGCGGCGGATGCAATCGGGCGTTTTGTATTGCCGTTTAGAAATGAACGCAATGGCACAACGTATCGTTATGCGCGTTTGTACACGTTAATTGCAGGTACAACACCTTCAATTGACTTTAGCGCGTTCATTGCTAAAGACGAATAGATTTACCGCATAAAAGAAAACCCGCTTTTTTAAGGCGGGTTTTTTACCC